CAGCACCAGTTAATCCTTGAGTTGCAGATGTAAGACCAGTAATACCTAATCCAATTTTAGTAAATGGAGACATCAACATAGAACCTATTAAACTGCCAAGACCACCTAACCAGCTTGAATCATCTTCTTTTTTGTTTAGGGTAGGAGCTCCGGCTTTTGGTTTAGCCATTTGCATTTTTCTGTCTCTCGATGCTTCTAGAGCCAATCGAGCCGCTTTAATTTCTCTTGCTTCTCTCCGTCTATCAAAATCTAGTTCTTCTCTTTCAATTTCTAACAGTTCATCTATTTGTTCAGACTCTACTCCTAAAGGATCACCATCAAGCATTGATGCCATAGACATTGGTTTTCCACCTCCAGTATCAGCAGGTTCAGCCGCGACTTCTGGTGTTATTTCGGGCGTAACTTCTGTTGCTTTGGATGCTTCTTGTGGAATTGCTGTGCCTCCTGCTGGCTCTATAGATGGACCTGCTTCTGCATCTTCCTGCTTTTTCTTAACAATACCTAAATATTCTTCTTCAGCATCCGCAATTCTCTCATTAAGTTTATTTGATTCAGTCTTTAGTTCCTTTGCTTTGATGAGTTCAATGATCTCGGTATCTTTCATCTTTTTAAATTTACCGAGCTGTCCTATTTCTTCAGCAAGTGCTTGGAGTCTTATTGCATTTTTCTTTTCATCATCCTTTGCCTTCTTCTTCAGGGCTTTCTCTGCTTGATTTCTTTGAGCAATAGCCGTGTTATATATTTGCTGTGTAGCCCAATCTTCAGCTTTTAGTCCAGAAAAAATAGAGGCAGCCCACTGTTTACGTGCTTTTGTCCTTTCAATTTTTGCTTTTTTATTTTCCGCTTTAGCTGAATCTACCGCTTCTCTTTGTTCAGCATTCATATCAGCATAACCACTTACTCCATCTTTTACTGCTTGAATAAGACTACCGTGGTCACGTAACCAGTTTTTGTGTGTTGCCAATTCTTCGGCAATCATCAACTTCTTTTGCTCTTTCTCTTCTACCCTCTGTCTTTTTCTTTGATTCTTGAGCATCTTGGCTTCCCCGGACAACATCTGATTCATCTTTTCGATGCCACCACCGACGACAGCTTTCGCTCCCATCACTTTTGCCCAGGTTTCCATTGTACTAGCCATTACTTACCTTTTAATTTTATCGTGTCGTTCTTTTTCTTCTTTTAAATAATCCGATAAGAGTTTAACGTAAATCTCTCTTTCATATGGCATCATTCCTTCTAAATCTGCCAAACTATAATTGTGGTGTTGCATAAGCTGGAAGTTGGTCTTGTAATGATTGACCAACGTATCGTAACTTATGCAAAGCCGAAAAAATCTTCCAGCCCCTCCAATGTGACTGGCTCTTTATGACCACATTTTGAACACTTGTAATCAAGTTCGTGTCTCAATCGTGGCTGATGATTGAAAAATTCTTTAACCTCATCAAACGCATTTTCGTGCATATTCTCTACAAATTGAACCATCTCAGCTTTTGCTGTTTCAGCTCCTTTATAAACATTCTCTGCATCAAATACATAATCTACTGAATCGACAATAACCTTAAACATCTTTTCGATTCCGTCCTCTTCATTATCGTGGACTTTCATCTCTTCAGTGGACAGATATTTTAGCTGAATACCTATAGAATCTGTTAACATTACTTTAGAGTAATCTTTGTCCGGAAAATCAATCTTGATTTCATCAATCCTAATAGGATATTTGTCTACGTGTCCACAAGTCTTTCCGTCACTACCTACTTGATTGCAAGTGAAAGAAGGTTCAATCTCTTCCCCTCGGCTTTTTGCTCTAATATTCAAGAACAAGTAATCAATATCAAACGCTGGTAATTTTAGTCCGTCTATTTTTCCGTCTGTACAGTTGTTAATGATTCTTAAAATCACATCCCTTACTGCACTTTGAAATGCTTGTCCTTTTAATTCTCTAGCACCCTCCATTGCTGTTAGAAGAATCTTTTCTTCTTTCACCAGAAATGGTCTGTAAGTCACTACCTGCTTTGGATCAGATGGTAATTTTAAACTATATATCGGTGTATCAATCTTCGGCAATGCCATAATATTATCTCCTATTCAATAATGTAATCAATTAATTTTTAGCTGGTGGTCCTCCACCAGTCCATTTTCCACTTCCTGAAGTGTCGGGTCCATCGAAATGACTTGTATCTTCAGATGGTGGAAATTTAGATCCAGTATGACCTTCGTCTGAATCAGCCCACCATCCTCCGTGAGGATCGGTATGATTCCAATCTCTAAATGCCCAAGTCACAGTAAATGTTGCTATTTCTCCATCTGTGCCCCAAAGATATTCTATTGCTCCTACATTTGTAGGAAATGCTTCTATTAAAACAACATTCGCAATAGCTCCACCTTGTCTATCGAGAGGAATAATTCTAACCTCTCCAACATAATCGTGATAATAACTTAAGGTATATACTTGTCTATGATTGTTAAAGGAGCTTTTTTCTGATACTCCAGTGCCGTGTTTCACTTGTCCCATAATACCAGATACCCAACCATCAAAAAATCTATGTTCTGCGTAATCTTCTCCACACATAAATGTCATAGTGGTCGTATCTACGATCATATCATTAGCTACTTTGAATATAGGTCCAAATCTCTTAACATCAATTGTTCCTAGGGCTTTTCCAGGTATAGATACTTGTTTTGCTTTATATGAGAGAAATTTGGTACCGCCTTTTTCCACATCTGCTCCAGTATAGAAATCCCCGAAGTATCCACCTCCACCGGCCATTCCCATTTTCTTGTGTCCTCTAGGCATATAGATTTCGATAGAATATAAATTATTTCTAGCGAGACCATCGTATTTGCCTATTACATCGGTAAAATCTGATACTTGCATTATTTACTCCAAACTGATTTAGCAGTAGAACCAACAAACCTTTGATATGGTAGAAATATAGCATTCTCCCATTCATTTGGTGGTGCCTCTAAGAGGCTAGTTCTTACGTGTCCGTATAAGTATTTATGTATCATTTTGTCAGCATTGGGTATTGTTTTTACTGCATCCCAAGAGATATTGAAACTTGCTTTATCTGTCATATCTTCCACTTCTCCCTTTTGGGTAGCAAATTTCATTATCTTGTTCAGAAATTTCATTCTATCGACAGGACTTAAATAGTGAAAGTTTAGTCCCATAAAGCCATCTTTATTCGCATCTAAACATATTATGAGGGGAAATTTATCCCAATATGGAAGTATCGCTTTCAGTTTGGCATCATATCCAAACGTGTACATTTTCCCAGGAGCAAGTTTACCTTTCTTCTTAAATCCTTTAGCGGATTCACCCACTTTTTGTTTGAACCACGCTACAGATTTTTTAGCTTTGCTTCTTTTTGAAACGCTTTTTGGAGACAATTGGGCTTTTGTTAATTCGGCACCAATTGATCTTCGAGCCATTAAATCTACCTTACCTCTTCGAGTTACTCTACCCCATTGACTGCCTATCCATCGATACTTGCGTCCGTCAGAAGCGGTTCTTTCAGTTCCTGTTTTGATATTAACTTTTGCCACGCTACTTCACCAAATGATCTTCTGTTAGTAATTTAAATGTCCACTTTCTTTCGGCACAAAATTCCTGTGCCACTTTCCACTTTGCTTCATTGACACTCCAAGTTTTCAAAGCATTTAGATATCGATACTTGCTTTTAGAAGTCTTGGTTTTAGGTGGCTTCGGAGGACCACATTGCTCCTTCGGTTTCACTTCAATGATCATCGTGGACAATTTACCATTGTGATCTCTTTGTTCAATCCAAAAGTCTGGAAAGTATCTATGTACTTTTCTATCTACAGGACTCACATATGGAAGGATTAATTCTTCACTACTCCATCTCACGATTTGTGGTTGTGTAATATCACAATATACCATAAATCTGCGTTCCCAAGATGACCGATATTGAACATTATCTACATCACCAACGTACTTTTCCCGATTTTTTACTTTATATTTTCCCTTATATGCCATCTCAACTATTTATATAAATAGTTTAAAGACTTATTATCACATAAAGAGGTTAGAAATGGCATTAAAAGGAAGACCGCAAGCCGGAATAGGTTCCCACGGAGGTGCGGTAGCAGTTTCAGATATTTCTACAGGAATTGCTAAACCATATGATATAGCATCTACGTTTAGTGCGGATAAATCGAATATCCCTAAAGGAGATGGTGCAAAGGTATTCAAATTTCCATTAGATGACGTATCTGCAGGGAATTTCTGGACAAGATTAATAATCAATTCTTGGGTTCCTGCACCAGCGAGTACAGAAGTAGTAAAAGGACAGCAACATAGATTAGATAAAGACTCCCTCGCTAATATTTGGTTACCTATGCCTTTAACTCTTAATGCGGCCTATAACCAAAAATATACAGAAACAGATAATATGATGGTCAATAGAGGCTCTACATCGGCTTCTGAAGGCGGAGGACTAGGGGGATTCGCATCTTCTTTCTGGGATCAAGCGAAAGCTACTGCAGGAGGTATGGCAAGTGAGGGAACTGAATTTGTTGCCGGCATAGCGAATGTGAATAACTCTGGTAAAATGGCGATGGGATCAATATCAAATCAACAAATGGGGTTAGTATATGATGGAGCATCTTTAAGATCCCACACTTTAGCTTGGAGAATGGTTCCTAAAGATAGAGAAGAACAACACGCCATTGAAACAGTTTGTTTTGCTCTGAAAAAATTCTCATCTCCGGTAGTTAAAGGTCCTCTTGGTGGAGATGTTAATCACGTTAATTCTTCTAAAGCCCATAAAGGTTCTGTGGCTGAGATAGACGAAGCAAGTAAAGATGGGGTAAGATTTACACCTAGTGCCGCAGTCGGTGGCCCTGCTGGACAGGATCTTCAAGATTCAATGCGAAGCATAGGTAGATTAGGTATTCCTGTAACAGTTAATGTAGAATTCTGGTATGGTGCGAAACGGAATGATCATTTATTTCAAATAAAAGATTCGTTTATTCAATCAGTAGAAATAAATTATACTCCATCAGGAACTTGGAATGCTTATGAAGATGGTGCACCAATTGAAACAAATTTAACAATTGTACTCAAAGAAAATGCAATCGTAACTGCGGATGATATTAAGATGGTTGGAGGATACTAATGGCCAAATATACTAAAATACTCCCTCAAGTAGAATATAATGGAGTAAGTATAGCTGATATTACACATAGGCTAGATATGCTCAAGACGGTTAGAAAATACGAAACAATGTATTATACTGTTACAATAGACGAAGCAGATTCACCTGAAAGAGTAGCAGAAAATTTTTATGGCAATCAAGATTATTGGTGGATTGTAATGGCTATAAATAAAGTCATCGATCCTTTCTATGATTGGGTTATGCGAGAACCTGAAGTTTATGCTTATGTAGACAAACTT